GACGCATATCAACAGTACATACACAAGTCACGGTACGCACGTTACATACCAGAGCTTAAGCGTCGAGAGACTTGGGAAGAAACCGTAGGGCGCTACGTAGACTACTGGGGCGACAAGCTACCCGAGAAGGACGCTAAGGAAGCTCGGAAGGCCATTGAGAACCTAGAGGTTATGCCTTCTATGAGGGCCTTAATGACCGCTGGGGAGGCTTTAGATCGCGACAACGTTGCAGGGTTCAACTGTAGTTACATGCCTATAGATCACCCTAAGGCCTTCGATGAACTCATGTATGTCCTCATGTGTGGCACAGGAGCAGGATTCAGTGTTGAACGCCAGTATATTCACAAGTTACCAGAAGTGGCAGAGGACTTCCATGGAACCGACAGTATCATACACGTTTCAGACTCAAAAATTGGCTGGGCCAAGGCGTACAGGGAACTCATCGCTATGCTCTATAGTGGTCAAGTTCCAAAGTGGGACGTATCTGGAGTACGACCTTCGGGTGCACCCCTCAAGACATTCGGAGGTAGAGCTTCTGGGCCAGAGCCTCTTGAGGATTTGTTCAGGTTCACCGTTGAGGTCTTTCGCGCCTCTGCTGGACGTAGGCTCAGTTCTGTCGAATGCCACGATTTATGCTGTAAGATTGCACAGATCGTCGTCGTGGGAGGGGTCCGAAGAAGTGCCCTTATCGGTCTCAGTAACCTTACAGACGACAGAATCCGACGAGCCAAGTCAGGACAGTGGTGGGTAGATAATCCCCAGCGTGGCCTAGCTAACAACTCAGCATGTTATACAGAGAAGCCTGACTTTGAGGCGTTCCTAAACGAGTGGACAAGTTTATATGAGTCAAGGTCAGGTGAACGAGGTATGTTCTCTAGAGTCGCAAGTCAAAAGCAAGCTGCAAAGAACGAGCGACGAGATGCTACCTATGATTTTGGAACTAATCCGTGTTCAGAAATCATCCTCAGACCTTACCAGTTCTGCAATTTATCAGAAGTTGTTGTCAGGCCAGCCGATACACTATCAGACCTCAAACGAAAGGTACGTGTTGCAACTATCCTTGGGACTCTTCAGGCTACCCTAACTAACTTTAGGTACCTCAGGAAGATATGGGAGACTAACACAAAAGAGGAAGCCCTCTTAGGTGTGTCTTTAACAGGCATCATGGACCATCCAGTGTTGTCAGGGAGGGAAGACAGTGACAAACTTAAGAAGTGGCTTAAGGCACTACGCGAGGAAGCTGTGGCTACTAACAAAGCTCATGCTGACAGACTTGGCATTAACGCTTCTACTGCTATTACTGCTGTTAAGCCCTCTGGTACTGTTAGTCAGCTTGTGGACTCTGCTTCAGGTATTCACCCGCGATTCTCACGACACTACATAAGGCGTGTCCGAGGATCCTCAGATGACCCCCTGTGTGCTATCCTAGAGGCCGCAGGAGTCCCTGTGGAGGACGATATGATGTCACCCAATACGAAGGTATTTAGTTTCCCTATGGAGGCTCCTGAGTGCGCTGTGTTGGCCTCAGAGATGGGTGCCATGGAGCAGCTAGAGTTGTGGGAGATATATCAGGACTACTGGTGTGAGCATAAGCCTTCGATGACTTGCTACTACCGTGACTCTGAGTTCCTTGAGGTAGGACAATGGTTGTACAATAAGTTTGATAAGATCAGTGGCATCTCGTTCTTACCTTACTCAGACCATAACTACCAACAGGCCCCTTACGAGGCCATTGATTCCAAGGAGTACCAAAGGTTGTCCAAAGGTTTCCCTAAGGACTTTAGTTGGGACATAGAGGAGGCTAGTGATATGACTGAAGGTAGTCAAACGTTAGCCTGCGTTGGGAACAACTGCGAAATCTAGAGTAAACCAAGGGGGCCTTAGGGTCCCCTTTCTTCTTCATTAGCTGCCCCTAGTCCTAAGGCACCGTAGAGCATTCCTGCTTGACCTTGACGCACCCTGTTAGCATCAGCAGCCGTGGGAGTAGGGGTGTAGTTAACAGAGGCCTCCGCTAGTTGCTTGTTCATCCCTGAGACATTCTTATTGGTGCTCTGTACACCATAGTCTCTCATAGATTCCGTAAACTCTTGCCTAAGGCCACTATTGTCTGCATTGACTGAGGGCGAACTATCGAAGATGTTGTAAACATAAGGCGTGGGCACTGAAACGGTTCTACGGTGACCTCCGGGTATCATACCAAACAAGTCGTTCTCATCGTTAATCATCGTAATCACGTTACCTTGCTTATCTATGACTATCTGATCGTTGACTCCCCCTAAGGCCTTAGCTCTACTGTGGTGGCTATCACCAAAGTATATTCTACCTTTCTCGTCTGTGGTGAAATCCTTCTTAACCTCAGATAGTCTCTTCTTCATGTCTAAGAACTTCTTACGTTGCTGTGCAGAGACACCACTGACTCCTGTGGCTGCTTTCTTCTCAGAAGCTATAGCAGCCCTGTAAGCCTTTATGACCTCCTTATTAGGACCTAAGGCTTTACCCTTGAAGTTTACGTTAGGGTTAGCTGCCTTAATATCCGCAGCTTCTTTCTTAAAGGCGTCTGCTGCTATATCAGAGGCTTCTATGTCCCTCTGTAGACTGAAGTAGCTATCAATCATGCTGTTAGCTTGTGTCCTAGTCTGCTTAGGTCCTACCCCTAGCTTCTTAGCTGCATCTTTCCCTAGGTGTCTGTTTACCTGTCTCTCACCCCAGTTAGCGGGCCTCTGATTCCCTGTCTTCTTGTCAGTCTTAGTTAGTGCCTTTTGCTCTATACGAGCCAGTGCTGCAAAGTCTTCAAACTCAGCGGCGTTCCTAAAAGGTGCATCACCGTAAACTGCCTTACGAGCCTCCATGGCCCTATAGAGGTTGTTAGTAACGTCTGCGCCAAAGCCTTTCATAAACTCAGGGCTTAGGTCACTAAACATCTGGTTGTTTCTACCCATAACCAAAGGTGCTGCCTCTCCAGACTTAACCCCTTGAGCCTTCAGGATACGAGTTGTCAGAGTATCTAAAAGCTCATCGTCTACATCCACGCCGTATGCCTTAATGTTAGGGTTAACATCCAAGATGCGCCCTATAGTAGGTGCGTCTAAGTCTCCTACGACATTATACTGAGCATCAGCAAAGTCTGCTATAGGACCTCTCAGGGTGTCCCCACGAGCCTCCAAGAGCATCGCTTGTTGATCTGCTTGACCCTCTATCCAACTCGTAGATTTATCCCTATCAATATCCGCTATCTTACCATCCAAGGCTTTACCTGCTTTAGTTCTATTAATAGCAGCCATAGACATATCAGGGTTGTCTTTACGTAACCTAGTAACTAAGGCCTCCTTCTGCTGCTGTAACTTAGCCTTCTTAGAGGCCAACTTACCATCGGCGTCCAAGGCGGTCTCTGAGACCCTCTGTAGAGCCTTAGGGTTCGTTTGAAGCTCTGCCATAGCCTTAGGGGAGGTATAAGCGTACAAGGTGTCTAAGAGGGCCTGAGGGCCTGTCTGGAAGACTGAGGTTCCTTGGCCTAGGGAGCCACCTCCGTAGAACCCACCCCCTTGTTTATTAGGTGCCGCTAGGGATACGTCCTTAGAGAACTCCTTGACACCCTTCTTAGCTATAGATCCCACCCCGGCAACCCCTGTTAGCTCTAAGGCATCTGACAGGCTGGCGGCAATCCTAGGGTTCTCTTCTGCGGCCTTAACTAAAGATTGAACAGTGTCCGTCTTAGCAGCAGCCTCCATGCCCCTAGTGGCTATGTCTTTTAACGCTTTGTCTACCTGAGGTGGCGATAGCCAGTCTGCTGCTTCCATAACTAAAGTTGCTATAGGGTCTGTGACAGTGCCTATGTAGGTTGCTGCCTGAGAACCCATGACCTCTGGTTTAGATATGTCACCCCTTAGGTAGGCTTCTTCACGTTCAGCTAGACGATCCCAACGATCATCAAAGTCTTGTCCCATCTTAGTAAATAGACTCATTAGTAATCCTCTTCCTGCATTATCTGTCTAGCAGCTTCCTCAAGAGAAGCATACACTGTTGCTTGGTTAGCTAGTAGTGCTCTCTTCTTCACTGGATCTTGTATCCTAGAAAGACCTTTACTTATCTCGTCTTTAATGTCTCTTAACACATAGGCCACTTTAGCTCTCCCTCTAGCAGGCGAAGGCCTCTTTAGGTAATCCTTCATAAGCTTATAGGGTGCCATGACAGGTGTCATACCTAAGAGGTAAGCTCCGTTGATTAACTTAGAGGTGAAGTTCTCCCCTGCCATACTATCTAACCCTAGCTCTGCTACGTAGCGACCAATGTTAGTCTTAGCTTCTTTAGCAGCCTTGCCTCCCATTGTGTCGTAAACCGAGAGCAGCCTAGACATCTTACCGAATATCTCAGTGGACTCTGGTAGTGATTGAGATATTGATTTATTAGTAGCGTTCCTGAGCACCCTGCTGGCTATTACAGAGGGATTAATTAAAGACGAACCAGCGTCTACACCTTGACGAGCAAACTCAGCATCAAAGGCTCTACGGGCTGCTATGACACCTTCCACAGAGTTTCCTTGCTCATCTAGTTTAGCCATCATCTTAGCGTAAGCTTTCTCAAGCTTCTTAGACATAGCAGGGTCATTGAACACATCAGGCATCTGCTCTTTTAGATTACGTATCTCTTGGTTTATGTTCTGACGCCATACATCCATATCAACAGGACGCCTAACCTTCCTAGAGGCTGCGATAAGTTTATCATCTAAATCATCTAGACCCTTTATTAAAGTGTTGAAGTTATCCTGTAAAGTTTGGCTACCCTTGACACCAATTTCCTTTAGGGAATCTACGACCTCTAGTTGCTCCCCTGTAGCTAACTGCCTTTGTGACCCCAGAGGGCCTTGGGGTCCTGAGGTGTTCGCAGCTTGATCTACAGTCTTCTTGTCTCCTTTGTAGGCAATGTTCCAAACATCAGCATCCCCGCCTGCCAGAGGTTTAACCTCGTTTCTCAGGCCCACCTTAGTTAACACAAGAGGCGTCTGATCCAAGGTAGCTTCGGATACAATGTTCTTAGGGACACCACCAAAGATGTCTAAGCCTGCTTCTATGTTAGCAGCAACTCCGGGGTTGTTCTCTTTAAATTTATCCCAATATTCTACACCTTTGGATGCAGCTTGAAGTGCAGCCTTGCCCTCATCTGTGTTCAACATTTCCATAAAGAACTCAGACACACCTTCCCGAGAAGACTCAGGAACTAGGCCCCAAGCTTTCTCAGCGCCTACCCCAATAGTGCTACCTATAACGTCTAACCCTAAGGATACAGGAGTTGACGCTATTTGAACAACGGTACTTCCTATGGGTTGCGACTGCTGCCCCGACTGCTGTAACTCAGGTAAACTCATACCCTGAGTATTCTGAGGATCTAAGGTTCTAGAGATTGTACCCTCCATACGATCAACGGCCCTACCGTAAGGCTGCGACAGTATACGCTCTAAGGCAGAAGGAGGCTCAGGTTCAGATACATTGCTTACAGTACTCTGAGCAACACTTAGGTTCTCTCGGGCTTTAGAGGCTTCTTCCTCTACAGACATTTCAACCTTAGGCACTTGCTTTGCTTGAGGTAGGCTCTGCTCTGCCTTCATCGCCTCTTCAATAATAGCTTGTGAAGTCATATAAGCCTCTTAGTAATTTAGTGGGTCAAACTTACCAGTTTCTCTGTTGTAAACGTATTTATTATCAGTTCCTCTAGGGAAGTAAAACAAGTTTCCGTTATCTCCCTTTGCGTAACCTGCTGATATGTAGTTAGGTTGCTCCCAGTCGATAACATCAACGTAGTCTTCGCCTGATGCCATTCTCTGAAGTGCGATTAAGTTCTTCTCAATGGCCTCTAAGTTCTTTAGTTGATCTTCCTGACTAAACTCTGGACTAAGGGCCGCTAAGTTTGACTGTAGAGCACCAAATTCAATCTGGGTAATCTGACCTAGGCCTGTACCCTTAGAGCCGTACTTCTCTGAGGCCTCTTTTAGCTCCTGTATTTCTCTAAAGGCTTCCTGACCTGATAATGTTCTATACTCGTTATCTGCTAGACTCTGAGCGTCTGTTCCTCCGATGTACTTAAGACCTTGACCTAACACACCAGAGCTTAAAGTTCCAACCTTACCTTTAGCTGACTGAACAGTAGTTAATAAGTTGTTAGCCTTATTGATTACCTTAAAGTTTACCTGACCTTCTTGTTCAGTCATATCCTTAAGTGGAACTCTGCCTGTCTCTTTACCGTCAGTGAAGGTTATAATGAAGTCATCAGTTTTAACTGTCTCAATCTTAGGTGCCTTAGGCTCCGTAGGCTTAAAGGGTGCACTCCTTATCACATTACCTGTTTCTGTGTCCACTAATTGACTACCGGGAGACATAAGCTGAGTCTTGCGCTCCTTAGGCTTAGAGGCTTCCTTTAAGAAGTTCCTAAGTTGCTCGCTAGTAGCACCCCTGAGGCCTGCTAAAGTGGCCTCTAGTTGATTAGGGTCCTTAATCATTCTCTTAGCTAGTCCTGTAGCGTTCTGCTCAAGCTTGTACCTCTCAAGCTCTGCGCCTTGTGCGTCCACCTTCTTACCCACAGCTTGCGCACGTACATCTGCTCTGGCTCTACTCTTGTCAGCAATTTCACCTCTTCTAGAGGATTTTGTGACAGCCTGTTGAGCAGCGTCAGAGAACACCTTGGCTAACTCTTCGTTACCTTGGGCTTGATATTTTAGAGACTGAGCGTTCAGTAGAGGAGCGTTGTCTAAGTTGTTCTGAAGAAGCGACATAACCTCAGATTGCTGCGCCTTCCTATCCTTCTCTTGATTATATATCATAGGAGTTTGACTAATGTTCTTACCAATGTCAAAGAGACCTTTTGAGTAAGAAGGGTTTCCTAGGCTCTGTATAAATTGATTTGAGAATCTAGCCATTATAGTCCTCCAAGAACAGTAGATAATATGTTAGTAGCGCCGCCACCTTGTTGTGCAACAGGAGAGAACAAACCACCAATAAGACCACTTCCTAAGTTGCCTAGGAGGTTAGCCTTTGCCTGCTCTGCTACCAGTCGAGCCTCAAGGCCACCCATAGCTGCTTCACCAAAGAGGCCTGCGCCAGAGAGTTGACCACGTTGGCCTAGCTGTGCGTACATCTGATTCTGAGCCTGTAGATCGTTCATCTGACCCTGTGGTATATAAGAGCCAGCCAAAGATCCTAAGCCTAACTTCTGTTGTGCGCCTAAGAGCGCCATGTCTTGTGCAGACAACTGAGAACCTAGCTCAGACATTCCTAAGCCGAGGCCTGCCTGTTGTGCCTGCAAGTCTCCTGCCATTTTAGCGAGTGCTGCTGACTGACCAGACGATGTTACTGCCCTACCTAAGCCTTCAGTCTGCAACTGAGACTCAATCTGGTTTGCACTCAAGCCTAGCGTTGATAACTGTGACGCCCTAGCTTGTGCTTGAGTCTGTATGTCACTAGACAGCCCCGCTTGTTGTCCAAACATACCACCAAAGGTTTTAGCTTCACCTAAGGACTGCTGACGTTCTGCCTGAGCTTGCTGAATAGCAGCTAGCGAAGCTTGGTTTTGCGCTTCCCCTTGAGCCTTAGCCATAGCAAGTTGCTCAGGAGTACCGCCGTACATGTTAGTAGAGACACCTGAACGCCCTTGGTTAAACAGACGCGCCTCTAGAGCCATACGCTGTCTTTCTTCCTCAGGCCTCTGAGTAGCCCGGATGCGCTCATATACATCAGCTTCGCGGCCTGCTGTAGAGCCTAAGACGTTACCAGCAGCTTGGCCTGCCAACTGTCCGTATTGGCTCCTAAGAGCTTCTACGTCTGACGGAGCCTGCGTTGCCAAGCCTTGAGAGCCTAAGCCTAACGCTTGCTGCCCGAGTTGCCCTATAGCAGCGCTAGGTTGTTGCCCGAGTTGTCCACTAACTTGGTTGGCAAACTGCCCCCTAAGTTGGTTGATGTCTCCCGGCTGTGTCTGTGCAGCCTGCATAAACTGACCGCCAAGACCGTAAGCTTGCTCTGCTGCTGCTCTGCCTCCAGCCTGACCATACGGCCCTGCGCCTAAAGTTGACTGCGCTTGTCCCATTAACATACTTTGGATTGCCTGCTCCTCTGGGGACAGGGTCGTAGAAGATCCAAATCCTGAGAGAGCACCTTCGGCATCATAAGTTGGCTGGAAACCAAACTTACTACCTGTAGAGGAGGTAACTGAGAAGGGCTGAAATTGAGTTTGGTCCAAACCAAGCTGCGCTAGGTCTAAAGCGCCGGGGACATCTACCATTTGTCCATCAGGTCCCTTAACTTGAGTACCTACGACAGACTCCTCACCAATGGTACCTAGTCTATCTACGGCATCCTTAGTTAAGAACCCGCCTCCGATAGCCCCAGCGCCTAAACCAAGTAAAGCTAAAAGTTCTTCCATTAGTAAGTACCTCCGTCAATTGTCCCTGAATCCAACGTACCTACAAAGTTTAGGTCAGAGATTGTTACGACACCCGTAAACGTAGGGCTATCTGTGTTGGCCTTAGACGCCACTGCTGTTGCGATGTTATTAAACTCTACGCTAAAGTCAGTGCCTTTGATAATCTTAGCTGGATCACCTGAAGGCAAAGCATCCTTAGAAGCAAAGTCTGTTGTCGGTGTATAGTTGCTCATAATGTTTTACCTATCAGTGCTAGTACGTTAATTTCTTGTAGTGACAAAGCGAACCCATTGATGTCTGCTTCAAGTCCAATTGTTATCACACTACCACCTCCTGTGGCGTTAACGGCTCTCCGAGAAACCAAAGTACCGCCAGTGAACTCACCTATGTTGAACTCAGAAATGTTATAGAAGGCTGGGTCTTGATTACCTACAGTATATGCTTGGGATCTAAACGTGGTGCTGAAGTCATAAGCCCAGTAAAGAAACACCGTGGCTGAGTTAGCACCTACAATGGTGGGCCTAAGCTTCTTAAGGATCTTTAGCTTTGAAGGGTCACCAAAGGTTAGCCCCGGACTGTAGTACCTAAAGCGATAAGGACTACCGTTGTCTGAGTATCCTGAGTAGATGCTTAGACCGTTAGTGTTACCCACAAGAAGCTCTCCGTTAGCAAGAGTCTCAAAGGAGAAGAAATAACTAGAGGGCCAACGAGTAACCCTATATGATCCATTCTCTGTCCTACCCTTAAGATCAAAGCAGTACGTAAGGTTATTAGAGGGGAACGACACGAGGTAAAATGTATTCTCTGGTGAGTATATGGTAGCTACTGGCCCCTGTCGGTTAACAAGAGTCTCAATGAACTCAGTCTTGATGTTACCACTGAGGTCACTAATAGGCATAGACTTCTCTTGGATGGTTCTACCGAAGCTCCTAAGGCCTGTATCATCTAGGAAGAGTATGTCAGTACCGATGTGCTGAATAGAGTTTCTATCAATGCAGCCTACGCCGGGAACTGTGTCAGCAATAGCCATAGTAGCTGGAGAGTCTGCACCTTCGTACACAATTATGCTGCGTCTACCAAAGATAATTAGGAGGCTGTTGTGTGCTGCGATGCCTACGACACTATCGGCACCATCAGGCCACGCCTCAGAAATATCTATGGAGCCTGAGGAGCCACTAGAGAAATCAGTACCGTTGAGTAAGTCAGACCAATAGATAATCTGAGCACCTTCGTTACTATCAACTACCCAGAGTCTACCGTATGCCGCAGCAGCTTCGTTACAATACAAAGTTGTAAGCGTCGTGTGTCCTTCGTAGTCACCAAAGGTCTGAAGGCCACCTGTGTCGGTATAGATAAGTGGCTCTTGTCCTCTCTGGAAGAAGTAAGCAGCGTTGTTAAAGTTTACGGTGCGCCAGTCGTTCTCAGCAATTACGTAACCTGCTGGTGTTTCATCAACAAAGGCATGGACTCCTGAGAGTATCTTATCGTTACCCATGCTGAACAGAACAGTATTACCTGAGTCATCGAAGAACTCGTGTATTGAATGTACGTAATCAGTACCTAACTCTGACTTATAGTTAGTAAGCGTATCAAGACCTTTGCGTGAAGCAATACGTCCTCGCTTGTCAATGACAGCATTATCCGCTACATCAGCAAACGAGGGGTCCTGAGCTATAGGGGAGTCCTCAGTGTTGATCCCTTTGAACGCAGGAGCAACTAGGTTTATACTTTGTAAGGGCTGGGCCATACACTAGCTCCTAAGGGGTATACCAGTCTGTTGCATAAGGGTGCTTCTGTGCGTCCAGAGCAATAGCGTCAGACAGATAAGTATCAGCGATAGCAAAGTACTCAGGGACAGAGGTGCCTCCTGTCTCGCCTCGCTCACGGGCTGCTAAGGCTACCGCGAGGTGAATCACAGGCATGTTAGGAATCATTAGCTTATCTGTGTCAGCTACTAACTCATCGTTACGTAAGACACAGTTGAACCTAACAACGTAAGCACCATCAGGCTTAGGGTACACATCTATCTGAGTGTCGCCGTTAGAATCAAGGCCCCTATAGGTGTACAACTGAGGTGACCCCTTAACTGGATCTTGGTTGTAATACTGATTATCAAACCAGTCAGTAGTACGATAGTCCATGAAGAAGTCAGAGGTGTCATTGATGACATTAAGAGCCTTCACAGTATCCTTAGTATCTTCTAAGGGGTAAGTGAATACATCCTCAGAGGTTGTGAATACTACTGTAGTACGTAAGGCTGACCAGTCCCAAGAAGTTTCTACAATCTTCTTAGCGTCATTAACAAAGTCACCTATCATTTTACTATAGGTAGAAGAGTCAACGCTAGGAGCCTCTTCTTCTCGCATCCTTCTCAGGACGTTATTTACTACTTCTAAATATGTCATACTAACATACCGCCCTTTTTAATTATTTCGTTTAACTTAGCTATGTAGTCTACGTCTGGAGACTGTAGTATCTCTTGTAAGGTAGGAGGTACATAAGTGATACCTTCCAAAAAGGATTCATACGTTCCCTGTGCAGAGGCACCTTGAACACCTTGAGCACCTTGAGCACCATCGAGACCATCGCTACCATCGAGACCATCGAGACCATCGAGACCATCGAGACCATCGAGACCATCAGCACCGTCGCTACCATCGAGACCATCGAGACCATCAGCACCGTCGCTACCATCGAGACCATCGGCACCATCGGCACCGTCAGCACCATCGGCACCGTCAGCACCATCGGCACCGTCAGCACCATCGGCACCGTCGGCACCATCGGCACCATCGGCACCATCGGCACCATCGGCACCATCGGCACCATCGGCACCATTGGTACCGTTAATGACTTTAGTTTCCTCTACTGGTGTTGTACCGAAATCGTCAGATTCATTAGGATCAGTTTTGGCAGTCTCCTTTACTGTTTCATCTACGGTTTCATCTACGGTTTCTTCTGTGGTTTCTTTAGTTTCTTCTACTGGTGTTGTTCCAAAATCGTCAGACTCTTCAGTTAAATTAGTTTTAGGAACCTCCTTTACTGTTTCTTCTTCTTCTTCCTCACCGCCAGTAACCGGAGGCGTTGTCTCTTCTTCGCTTTCAAGTTTTTCCTTTGCCCAGTCAATAATTTCCTGACCCCAAACACCAGCAGTCAAGATCCCAGCAAGTCCTCCGGGTAACGACCCGTTCTCATAAAGTGTACTTAACACTCCTATAGGATCTGTGGCGGCATTTACAACTTGCTGCCAAACGTCAGTGCTCACTGTTGAAATCCAGTCCCCAATGCTCTCAGAATCTAATATGTCTTGTATTGTTCCTATCGTTACTGAGCCGGGATTAAAGCCGCCGGGGATGCCGGGAATAAATATCTGACCACTGGGGCCAAAAATACCACTCCAGCTTCCAACGCTACCGCCTGCGCTAGGCCACATAACACCGTAGCCGCCGTTGAGAATACTTTGTATGTCTCCGCTAGGTAGAGTTATACCGCCAGCATCCAAGATTGTTCTAACTGCGTCGCCCCAGTCTTGAGGCGTCATGTCTTTAATCGCGTCTATGCCGCCTTCAACATTACTAACAACCCATTCCCAAGCGTCGTTTACGTTTTCTTCTACGAAGTTGCCTGCCTCATCTATGAAAGAATAAGGCTCCTCTACTACAGGCATTGGAATTTCTTCAACTGAATCGTCTATAATATTCTGTTCGTTATCTATGCTGCCGATTGTGCTGCCTAATAAATCAATTATTTGGTTTTGTCTGTAATCTGTATTTGCTGTTGTATCCCCTAGTATGTCCTCATCAAAACCTTCCAAATCATATTGAGTTTGAATGTACGAATAAAACTCAGGATAGTCTTCTGCAATTTGCGTTAGGTCTACACTTTCGCCTGCATTAAGACGATCAAGTAGAGTCTTCATTTCTGCTACTTCATCAGGCGTCTGGTTTCTGTCACCTACGTCAAACTCAGGGCCTCCATAATATTCATCAACATACGTATCAAAAATAGACCTAAGCCAGTCGCCATAATCTGTACCAGAATCTTTGAGGTAATCATCAAGCTCCGGTAGGTTTACAACTTCGTTAGCAGAGCCACTAGAAATTGGAGAGGCTGAAAGAGTAGCAGAGTTAGGAACGGGAGAGAACGTAGGAGCAGACGTAGGTGCAAACATGGGCGCGGGAGCAGCAGTAGGCGCAGGAGCCAGAGTAGGCGCGGGAGCCAGAGTAGGCGCAGGTGCAGGAGTCCTTACTTGATTTACTGTACCTAAGAGTCCACCAAACATACTGCTAGGGCTTGACACAGAAGCCGTGGCTGCCTCAGCTTTCTGGGCGTCCTGCTGTGCCTTAAAAGCCGCTTGACGAGCCTGATCATCAGCCAGCCTCTTAGCGTATCTCTGAGCATTGGTAAGCCCATCAGCGCCTACTACATCTCTACCTAAAAGCATCGCTTACCCCTTATGTATTCTTAACAGCCACTACCGCCAAAGGTGAACCCATCACAGGTTGCTTCTTCTGTCTCCTCTACAATCTCTTCTACTACACAGGATCCGCTGCTGCCACCAAAGGTAAAACCATCGTCTGGGCATACCTCAGTAATCTCTACCAAAGGTGTCAAAGGTCTAATGTCGAAGCCACCCTCGTTGAACCGTGTGAACGTCCATACAGTCCCATCATCCACGTACACCTTGGAGCCTACGGGCAACGCTATGACCCTACCATCATCTAAGTAAATCTCAGCAGCCATAGTAGAGAAGGTGACTAAGGTGAGTAGTAGAACAAATGCATTCATTTCTTGATTTCCTTTGTGTGAGTTTCAGTTTCAATTTCAGTGTGAGCACAGAAGCCCAAGCACACCGTAGATTTCTCTCGTAGTGTGCCTGAGCATCCACAGAGTAACACGAGTGCTAGGGCTGCT